ACCAGGTTCTGGCCAGCGACAACGAGGCGTCAGGATTCGTCCAGATCGAGCGCAGAGAGGCGATCAACATCACGCCAATGCCAGAGGCCCAGCAAGCCCCTCTGAGCCGCCTGAAGGCCTCCATGGGCCAGCCGGTGGACGAGGCTATCGACCAGGCAACTGGCGAGATCACACAAGCGGAGGTGGCCAATGTCCCAACTGCTGACGCCTAAAGAACTATGCGAGCGGTGGAAGGTCGCCGACAACACCCTGCGCAAGTGGCGGGTGGCCAATGTCGGGCCGACCTACATCAAACTGGGCGAGGGTCGCAACAGCGAGGTGCGGTACCGCCTCGATGATGTCGAGGCCTTCGAGCGCACGAATCGATTCGTGACCGACAACAAGTGAGGAAAGCCATGAGGAACAGAATGATCACCATCCTGATTGTCTGCTCCCTTGGCTGGATCAGTGGGTGTGCAAGCGACAAGCCAAAGCCACCCACACCAGTCGAGCAGGAGTTGATTCTTGACAAACAAATTCACTCGATGAGCCGTAACGAAGTCATCACTGCGGTGCGCGAATGTGAATCAACAGGCCTTCGTGCCGTGATGATGTATGGAAAACGCAAGGTCAATGGGTACTCGGCAGACATCGTCATCGATGTCACCTGCGCACCCAGGTAAAAAAACCCCAGGGCGCAAACCCTGGGGCTAACCGTCGTGAAGGAGAGTTGGCAACTGCTGACTACGACGGAATGGAGACAACCTACACAATTTCAAAATGGGGGCCGTCAATGAACGGCCTTTTGTTTTGCCTGCGACGCTCATCGATGTAGTACATCATGGCCTCTTCCATCGTGCCGCGCCACATGCGGATGTCAGGCACATTCCACGCGGCGCCCCAGCGGATCGGCACATTGCGCTCGATCGCGGCCTGCTTCATGGCATCGGCGATGTTGTCGTACAGATTGAGTTCCCAACTGATGCGGCCATCGAGGTAGGCCACTAGGTCCACGGCCAGGCCTTCGACATGCTTGCCGCCGTACTTGATCTGGCTGGCGCCCTTCTCAAACAATTCGATCTGGCGCTCCGGCGTGCGCAGTCCTTCAGTCACACCGAAGTCGACGGTGGTGATCTCGATCGCACGGCACACGACATCGACCAGGCGATCGTCAACGCCGTCGAGGCGCTCGATGCTTCGCTGTGACAGTTTGAATCCGCTCATCGTGGCCAGGCCTGGTTCAGCGTTCTTGAATCAAGGGCGTGTCCGTCAGCATCTTTTGCCATCTCTTCAAGTCGTCCGACACACTCTTGGAATACGGTTGAGAGGGTTGCGGCGTAGTCACGGGCGGAGGGGCAGGTGGCGGTGGGCAAACCACGGGCGGTGTCATTGACTTGCTTGCGCACCCGCTCAAGATCATTGCGAGCATCAGTAGCGGCACGAGCATTGCGCTGTGCGATTTTGTTTGCCTCATCGATAGCCTCCTGTTTCTTGCGCTCCATGACCGTGTACTTGGCCAGTGCATCAGCGTTTGCTTGTGCAACCTGGCGCTCATGGTCGGCGACCATCTTGTCCATCTTCGAAGTCAGGCGCCATCCGTTCGCTGTCCATCCGGCCCATCCGGCCAGAGCCAGCGCCACGATAGCGATCAGTGCCTTCAGTCTGATGTCGAGCATTGTTTGTCCATTTATCGTCTACGGTCGCAAACCCAATGTACGCGCCCACCACAGAACCCACGAAAAGGTAGAACGCGCCAGCGACGCTTCCCAGTTGAGCAGAGTCGGTGACGAGAAGGAGTAGAGGGAATACCAGGCCTGCAACCAAGGAAGCCCAGGCCATGCGTCGTCTGTTCTTCCATCGGTCAACATGGTCCATTATTCCTTGTCTTCCTTGTGCTCGAGTTTTTTGAAGATCAGGCCCAGCGTGCTGTCGATCTTGTTGAACCCATCTTTCATGTCTTGCTTGATCTCGCGCACGGCTTCTTTGAAATCGTCCTTGCGAACATAGACTTCAGGCAGGTCACGCTCAATTTGTCGGATGTCCTTCTTCAAGTCTTTGATCGCGTCCCAGATGACTTTCAAAACCCAGCCTCCTAGAAATCCGCAAACGCCTACCACCCAGTTAAACAGCGTCTGGTCCATCGCTCACCTTTCACTGTGCATCAGGGACTGCGTCCCAGGTTTGAGTTGCCTCATTCCATGTGTAACGGCCACCGTCGTTTGGATACGGCGCAGGCGCTTGCCACAGACAGGTTTGCTCATCGAGCAACCAGGATGCGTACGGCTTGGGCGGGATGAATGCATCGCGCTGTGTATCGTACGAATAGCCGATGCCAGCGTAGTTCTTGCGCAGAGCCTTGCTTTGGTCGGCAGAAGGCTCGTTGGTTTCCGGGTTGTAGTGAACGCCGCCTCGAGTGTTGTACGAGGTCTGAATCCATTGACCAGGACTCGAATCGACAAAGGTGTCGAAGAACTCGGGTTCGGCAACGATGACTTGCTCGACGATGCCGTTGTTTACTTTTGCAAAATGTGCCATGTGCTTCTCCTAAATTAAGTCAGTTGATAGCGAACAATTACGATGCCTGAACCACCAGACGCACCAGTTGCTTGCGATCCGCCACCGCCGCCGCCACCAGTATTTGTTGTGCCAGACGAGCCAGAAACACCAAATGAAGACCCGCCAGCGCCGCCGCCAAAACCAATTGAAGACCACAGGCTATCACTAGATCTCCAGCCACCAGATCCGCCACCGGCCCTACCAACAGAAGATCCAGTAATTGATGAATTAAGTCCGGCCCCACCTCTTCCGCCACCTTGGTTGCCACCATCTTGCCCTTGAGCGGAAGCGCCGCCACCACCACCAGCGTTATATCCGGTAGATGCTGTACCTTGTAAATTGCTTCCGCCCCCTCTGTAACCCTGTCCTGTTGTACCAGATCCAAATCCTGGGCTTGTTCCACCGCCACCAGATCCTCGGCCACCTCCGCTTCCACCTGAAGCGGCGTTACCAGAAGGATCGTGAGGGGCGCCACCACCGCCGCCGGTTGATGTAATTGAACCAAAAACAGAATTTCCGCCGTTAGATCCAAAATCAACAGCGCCAGCACCACCTCCGCCAATAGTTACTGTGTATGTTCCGGCAGACAAAGACAATCTTGTTTCAGCAGATGAGCCTCCACCAGAAGATTCTCCAACAACAGAACATCTGTAACCGCCAGCGCCACCGCCACCTCCAGATTGTCCTGATGTGCTCTTGTGACCAGCGCCGCCACCACCCCCAGCAACAACAAGGTATTCAACATTGGAAAGCGATAAACCGCTTGGAACGACAAACGAATCAGACGAATTGAATGTATGAATTCGATATGCGCCAGATGTTGTAATTGTTCCGCCTGTAGGAGCGGCCAATACAGTTTTATTGATAGCGTTCGAAGATGGTGTTCCGTCTAGGTTTAAAACAGATACAGCAATTGTGTCTCCTGCTGTCTGACCATATACAGCGGCTGGCACTGATACAGATGCAGACCCAGAAGTCACTGACACGCTAGAAACATCCGCTAAAGTTACTCCGCCCTCAGAAAATCTAACTGTGACAGTTTCTGTTGCGTTGGATATATTGAGAGTCAAAGTTGAAGCGTAATTGACATAAATATTTCCAGTGACGGAATTTATCGACGGAATCAAGTTTGTACTTACCCATGTGGTTCCGTTGTAAAACTCAATTGAGCCAGTGCTCGTGTTGTACCGCTGTGATCCAGCAACAGCAGTTGCAGGTCGCGATGCTGTGTCACCGGCTGGCAGAGTCAGTGCATCACTGATTCGTGATGCGTCTGCAAATTTTCGTGCTTTGCTCATATCGATTCCTTATGCCTTGAATGTGCCGGACGAAGTGAAGGTGTGGTAGGTGTAGCCGCCAGAAGTCGTGATCGTGCCGCCTGTGCCACGAGGATTTCCTGCATAGCGAATCACAACAACACCCGAACCGCCTGCGCCACCAGATGCATTTGTTGAACTGTTGTCAGGCCAACCAGCACCAGCACCACCACCACCTGTGTTGACAGAGCCAGCATTGCCATTCCCGGTTGTTGAATTTCCACCGCCACCAGTGCCGCCCACAGGCGTGTTACCACTCACGCCTCCACCAGCCCCGCCGCCAGCGTAAAAAACACCTAGCGACTTCCAATTTGATCCGGCGCCACCAGCGCCAGAAGCAGAGCCAGAACCCGTGCCACCAACAGCACCAGCGCCGCCACCGCCACCGCCACCATAATAAGGAGAACCACTACTACCAGATCCGCCAGCATTGCCTTGGCCGGTTGTTCCAGATGCTCCTGCGTTATAAGTGTATCCACCACCACCACCAGATCCTCCGGAAGCCGCAGAATAATACAGGCTGTTGTATCGTTGATTGCCGTGGCCTCCGCCTATTGCAGTAGATCCAAATGCGGTTGAATTAGATCCAACTGACGCTGATGTTGTGCTCGATCCTGCGGCGCCACCAGAGCCAATCACAATTGAATAAACAGATCCACCCAAAACAGTTGCAGATGCATCAATGTATCCACCTGCGCCGCCACCGCCACCGCGAGTGTTATCTCCAAATACGCCACCGCCTGCTCCGCCTCCAGCGACAACAAGATATTCAACAGCATATTGACCATATTCTTGAAATGGCACCCAAGTCGTACTAATTGGGTCATACCATTCAGGATTCCCTGTGGTGCTATTCATTCGGAACATGCCAGCGGATGGAGCGCCTGGACGCTGTGCAGTAGTGCCAACAGGCATCATCATGTAACCAGTGCTTGCGTTTGCCTGGTCAGAAATTTCAGTTGGCGTAATGTCCGCAAAAGTGTTGTCGCCACGCAGTGCTGTCGCCGCACTGCGCGTGCCGGTTGCATTCAACTTGCTGATGTTGACAGAGTTGTTGTCAAGGCCAGAGCCGTTGAACGATGCGACATTGAAGGTGCCAAACGCAACGATGTAGAGTTCATCATTCAGAGCCGCGCCAGATGCAAGCACGATGCTAGTGCCGGTCGTTGCAGTGTAGTCAGTCGGGTCCAGGTGAACACCGTTCAAGTACACATCGATGAAGCCAGCGTCGTAGGTCAGCGTGTTGCCATTGGCATCGAGGCCGGAAAACGAAGTCTGGCCAGAGGTGGCCACATACTTGTATCGCTGGCTGGTGCCGTTCACGCTCGAGCCAGCAGGCACCCAACCACCAGAGCCGTACACGAACATCGTGTCGCTGGTAGTGTTGAAGTACATGTCACCTTCAAGTAATGCGCCGCCGTTGTTGCGCAATGTTGGCGCAGTGGCTTTGGCGCCCTGGTAGGTGTTGGCGTAGTCGTTAATGTTGGAGACATTGTCTGCAACAGTTGGAATGTCGCTGGCCACGCCAGCCACAGTCGTCACATCTGCGCTGACGCCAGCAACTGTCGTGACATTGGGGGCAATACCGGCCACAGTAGTGACATTCGCGGCCACGCCTGCAACAGTGGTCACATTCGCTGAAATGCCTGCCACGGTCGTGACATTAGGTGCAATGCCTGCAACTGTGTTTACATCGCCAGCCACGCCAGCAACTGTTTGCACCGAGGCGATGTTCGTGCCCACGGTGTTCACATTTGCAATGCTGTTGGCAACCGTGTCAATTTCGCTGACTGGTTCGTTCAGGTCATTGGCAACAGTCGTGATCGCGGCGATGTTCGTCGCGGCAGTGTTGATGTTGGTCGAGTTCGTTGCAACCGCATTGATGTTGGTGCTGTTGCCAGCCACTGCGTTGATGTTGGTCGAGTTGCCTGCGACCGAGTTCACATTTGCAATGTTGGTTGCAACAGTGTTGACATTCGCGATGTTGGTCGCGACGGTCGTAATGTTTGCGTTGTTGCCAGCGGCAGTGTTTACGCTCGCAATGTTGAGGCCCACCGTGTTTACATTGGCGATGTTGGTAGCCACCGTGTCGATCTCAGAGACAGGCTCGTTGAGATCTGATGCCACGGTATTGATGGCCGCAATGTTGGTGGCCGCAGTGGTCACATTGGCGCTATTGCCCGCGACCGTCGTCACATTGGCAGAGATGCCAGCAACCGTCGTCACATTCGCGCTGATACCGGCGACCGTGTTGACATTGGCAATGTTGTTGCCGACATTGTTCACATTGGTGATCGAGCCTGCGACAGTGTCAATCTCGGACACAGGCTCATTCAAATCAGCGGCAACCGTGTTGATCGCGGCAATGTTCGTGGCAGTTGTGTTGACGCTGGCCACATTGGTGGCCACGGTGTTCACATTGCTGATCGAGCCAGCAACGGTATTCACATTCGCGATGTTGTTGCCGGTGTTGTTGACATTGCCGATGTTGTTGGCAACGGTGTCAATGTTGTCCGCGCTGTCAGCCAGGCGCACGATGTCGGCCACCAGGGCGTCGGCATCAGCACTGCTGGTGATCGGCAACTTGGCCGAGCGGTCGACGGCTTCCTGCAACTGCTGGATCTGGATCGTTGCACGGTCCAGGGCGTCGGTGATCACTTC